TTAAATTATAGTTAAGATGGGTATATAACTATGGTTTAGATTGAAGGCTGAACTTATCTTCATATCCGCAACCTTGAAGCATCCCGGTTCGCGCAGGGCCTCGTGTCCTGTTGCTTCCAGGATGATGCTGTCGTTAACGTAGTGATAGATGCCTGCGCCGGCCCGCGTGCCCACACTGCAGATGCTTCCGAAGGGCGTCAGAGCTTCTGGCCGTTCCAGGCCCACAAGACCCGGCCTCGCACATCCAGTTGCTCTCGTCCATCGAGCAGGTCAGAGGTCTTGATGCTGGGGTTGTCGCTGCTGATCTCGAACTGCCCATCCCAGCGCTGGCGCACGCGCTTTACAAAGAGCCGGTCATGTGCGCACAGCACATAGACGCCGTCGATGTCGACCAGGCGGATGCCGGTGTCAACCAGCAAGATATCGCCATCATTGAAGGTGCCCTTCATTGAATCGCCATAGGCATGGATGAAGCGCAGCGCCTGGACGTTGGAGGGTTTGACCCGCTGTGTGACCCATTCCTGCGACAGCTTCAGATCGCCGGTCAGCACGTCGTGCTCCAGCAGCTCGGCCCCTGATCCCATCGATGCGCTGTTGGACAACACGGGCACTGCGACTGAGGGGCGCCCGGGAATGGGCGCAGGGGACAGGTCGCTGTAGGGCATCACGGTATTGGAGCGCGCCATGGTTCCTTCCCCCAGGGCCAGCCAGTCCGAAGACACATTGAGCAACTGTGCCGCGCGCGCGCTGTTCTCTGCCGTCAATGCCTTGGTATTTCCGTCCACCACCTTCTTGATGGCTTGGTAGGACAGCCCCAGCCGGTCGGCCAGGTCCGCGGTTTTCATCTCTGCTGCCGTCATCGCCTGAACCAGGCGGTCTTTGTATTCAACCATGGTTTAAATTCTCGCGGAAATTTTGATAACTATAGTTGCTTTATTGTCTGAACTATGGTTTAATTATTGCATGTTCATACGAAAGTCACAACCCAGTCTTGTTCGGAGCGCCCTCGACGCTGCGCCACTGCCAGATGCGGCAAGCCCGGCGGCGGGTTCGAACATGGGCAGCCACGAAGGCAGGGCGGAGCGCGTTGGCGGGGCCCCCAGCTATCGGTTCGCGTTCGCTGCGCCTCAGAGCAACGGGCAGCCACCCAATGCATTTAGCCGTCCGGTGCAATCCATTGCGTCTCAGTTCGGCCCGCAGCGGATATCCCGGAGCACGGAGCGCCATCCCCGGTATCTCGGCTACGTCATCGAAAGCGGGACTCAGGCCCAGGCTTCCCACGACAAAACCCAACGTATTTTGAAAGGAACACTGCGATGAACTTTGCCCGCACCTGTGACCCTCTGAGCAGCTACGGTGCCCCGGAGCATTCGGCCCGGCTTGCAGGCGGACATGCATCCCGCATCCTCGCGGCCCTGCACGATGAGAAATCGCTGACGGCGGGCGAGATGGCCGAATGCACGGGCATGACGGTCGAGCAAATCTGCCGCCGCCTGCCCGAGTTGGCGCGCACCGGCCTCGCGCAGGTGGTGCAGTTTGAGGGTGCGGATCTGCTGCGCGACGGCTCCCGCGTATGGGAGGCGGTATGAGCATGCCACTGCCCAGACGCAAGGGGCGAGGCGTTCTGCTTGATGCCGGTCCTTTGGGGATGCACCAGCTCGCCGTCAACATGGGGGCAAAAGCCAAGGCCGGTTGCATGCCACCCAGGACGGACCGGTTAGGCGTGACGGCATGCGGTGGTACGCGGACAGACACAGACAACGGAATCCTGCCAGCACAAAGGCATTGAAGGAGCAAGCATGAGCATGACAGCAGAGCGATACACGGTCGCGTTGAGCGCCCGCGATCTGTCCGATGAGTCGCACCGCGTGGGACAGGTGGACCTGATCAAGGCCAGCGGGATGAGCAAAGCCAATGTGGCCTTGCACTACCTGCGGCTCATCACCAAGCCCAGCAGGGTGGATATGGAGCGGATGTACAACGCCTTGGTCCAGTACGGAGTGGCCGGACACCTGGCAGACCCCCAGGATGCTGCGTTGGAGGCCATGGCCTGGTTGCTGGACCAGAAATGCAAGCCATGCCAAGGAACAGGCCTGACGGCCAAGGAGGGCAAGACCTACAAATGCCTCAAATGCAAGGGTGCGATGCTGGCCCAGGAGCCCAGCCGAAAGGACGTGCAGCTCCTGATCGACTATGTGATGGACTGCAAAAGAACGCACAGCAATAACTTGAATAAGTTGTTGCGAACCGACTAAAATTGTGGTATTCTCGTAATCGTTGAGACATTGATGAGAAGGGTGCGAAAGCAAGCCCGCCCATGTCCTTAACCATGAATCACTTGCGCTGCTGTTGTGGCAGCGCAAGGCCTTTGATGGCAGAGCTATGCCACCAGCCTTTTCAAGCCTCGCCCCGTGCGGGGCTTTTGCGTTTCTGGCGTGGGTCAACATGCCGGGGGTATGTCCGGGCAGGTTGGCATCCGCGCTGTGCGCGCTGCCATCAGGTGGTGGCGTCACGGTAGCCATAACTGCAGTTGCGCTTGCCTGCTGGCGCATGCCAGTGCAGGCTTTTTTCCAACGTCGATGCCCGCTGCATGCGGGCTTTGGCACATCAGCTGTAGCAAGCGCAGTCCGCACCCGAGTGGTTTGACGGTGCGGTATCTCCTGCTGAGAGCTTCCCAGTGCTTGCAGAAGCGAACAGCCGCCCCAGCCCGCTTGGGTTGTCTGATGGGGCATGGATCTGAAAGCCAGTGTTTGCGCTGTCCTGGTCAGTGACTGCAGGGCAGGTTCGGCGCGCACGCATACCCATGCCGCTGGAGCTCCGGCCCCGCAGCCCTTGAGGAGAGAGCACAGACTGCCGGTGTGCACTACGCCGCCAGCAGCTGTGACTTTTTCAACCATTGCATTCCGCCGAGAGGCGGTTTTTTTGTGCCCGACGAGGGCGAAACCGATCCGCCTTGGCTCAACGCAGGCGGATTTTCTTTTTTTGAAAGGCCCAACCATGGCTTATGAAGTATCGACCGGCACCCGTTTTGCAATCTCGACCGGTTTTGGCGCTCCCGTCTCCGTGACCACGATCTCCAATGCGGCACCTCCCGTGATCGCAGCGGCAGCCCATGGCCTGAGCGCCAAAGACCCCTTCCTGCTCAATACCGGCTGGGAAGACATGAACGACTCCATCCTGCGGGTTGGCTCGGCGACCACGGGTGCCATCACGTTGGAAGACGAGGACACCACCGACCTGATCCAGTTCCCCAGCGGTTCGAGCGCCGGCACGGTCCGCCCCATCACTGGCTGGACCGAGCTGCAGCAGGTCAGCGAAATCAGCCCTACCGGCGGTGAGCAGCAGTACGCGGAATTCGCGCCCCTGTCGCAAAAGTACGGCATCAAGATCCCGACGACCCGTTCGGCGATGAGCTGGGAGCTGACCTTTGGCTGGGATCCCACCCTGCCAGGCTACAAGGCCGCTGTCCAGGCGTCGCGTGCCAACCGGCTGGTGGCGATTCGCATGGCCCTGCCCAACGGTGGCTCGATCAGCTATGCCTACGGCTACATCAGCGTGCAGGAGACCCCTGTGGTGGCCTCCAACGCCGTGACCACCGGCAAGCTGACCCTGTCCATGCTGCGCCCCATCAAGACCTACAAGTAAAGGTCGCCACGCCCGCCTTGGTTGACCCAAGGCGGGTTTTCCATGCCCGGCAGGTAGCACCTGCACGGGCTTTTTTGTTTCAGAAGAAGGATATCCACCATGGCGAAGTCTCTCGCATCGTTTGCACCCACTCCCACTTTCAAAGGCACTGCCGATGTGCCCGTCGCCGGCAAGGGCCCGCAGCCTCTGGGCCTGACCTTCCGCTTCCACGATACCGAAGCGATGAAGGCGCTGTCCGCCGAGTTCACCGCCTTGCAGGACAAGTACAAGGCGACGGCCGAGGCCCCTCTCAGCGATGAGCAAGAGAAGGACATGCGTACCGACCAGGCCAAGCTGGTGATGAAAATCGTGTCTGCCTGGGAATTCACCGATGAGTTCAGCGTCGAGAACATCACGCAGTTCTTTGTGACCCATGCGTTCGCCTTCGGTGCGATCGTGACCGGCTTCTTCCAGGCTCATTCGGGCGCCAAGACAAAAAACTGATGGAGCTGGGCCGGGCGCTGTTTGGCGAACGGTCCAGTCCCCAACAACTGGTGGCCATGGGCTTTCCTGCCGAGATGATCAAGGAACGCGAGCCCCTGGTGTGCTACCCCGACCACGAGCTGGCCTACCGCTGCTTCATCGACAACGCCAGCCAGTGGCGAGCAGGCATGGGCGGTATCTATGCCCTGGACTACAACGTGATCTACCGCTGGCTGGATGCCGAGGGCATCAACAAGCGCAAACGCAACCAGGTGCTGCGCGAAGTGGGCCTGCTGGAGCGCGGCGCGCTCGAAGCATTGCAGGCGCGCAGGGAAGCACAGGATCGATCCCGCCAGAAATAGCCCACTTCGGTGGGCTTTCCTTTTTCTATGCTCGCCTCGGCGGGCCATTTCTATTGGTGCTGCTATGGCTGATCTAGAAAAAAATATCAAGATTGGTGTTGACCTCTCGGACCTCCAGTTGGGTGTCCATGAGGCCATCAACAGCATTCAGACCTTCTGGAGTTCGGTTCAGACCGGCTCCAGCAATTCCGTCCAATCGTTCCAGCAGATGACCTCGGCCTTTCAGAGCCAGTCATCGGTGATCCAGGTGGGGATCCGGGATACCCAGCGCTTCTCCGAAACCTTTGTCCAGGTGCAGCAAACGAGCCAGGTTGCCCTCACCTCGTACACCCGGGATCTGGCGACGGTGCAGAAAGAGCAAGAAAACGCGAACGGCGCTGCCAAGCGCTGGGCGGAGTCCACCAAGGTGGTGTTCGGACTCCTGGCGCAAGGGGCGCCTGCGTTCTTTGGCAAATTCATTACGGAAACCATCAACGCCGAGAAGCAGCAGGCCCAGCTCTCCGCCATGTTGAAGTCCACCGGCGAGGCTGCGGGTTGGTCGCAGGAGCGGCTCAACGGCATGGCCGCATCGCTGTCGAAGTCGAGCGTGTTCTCGTCGGGGGAGATCACCCAGGCACAAACGCAGCTGCTGACTTACTCCAATGTCGTGGGGCAACAGTTCCCGCAGGCCATGCAGGCCGTGGTGGATATGTCGTCGCGCATGGGCACATCGGTGACCAGCTCTGCGGAGACCATCGGGCAGGCGTTGAATTCCCCTTCCGAAGGGCTCAAGGCGCTGGCGGACAAGGGGGTGCAATTCACCGACCAGCAAAAGGAGATGGTTGCGCAGTTGGAAGCAACCGGCCAGGTCGGTGCGGCGCAGGCCGTTATCCTGGATGCGCTGCAAACCTCGTATGGTGGTGCGGCGGTTGCTGCAAGGGATACGCTGGGTGGTGCCTTGGAGGCGCTGCAGAACAGCTTTGCGACGGCAATGACGGGTGACAGCGGCAGCCTGCAAGGGATGCGCGAGAGCATTGAGTCATTGAACGAAACCTTGTCTTCCGAAGCGACGCGCGCAGGCTTTCAGACGGTGATTGGCGCGATTGCTGAAGTCGTGGAGCTTGCCGTCAAAGGTATCAGCGCGCTTGGGCAGCTGGCCAATGCCGCCTCGCTCAGCCGCAAGGAGACCTCACGCAAGACTGCCAGTACCAACCTGGAATGGAACAAGAAGAAGTATGAGGAGGCTAAGGACTTGGCAGAAGCTGAGCCTGGCAACAAGCGCTGGAGAGAGGAAGCTCAGAAATACTATGACGCGATGCGTGCTGACCTTGCGAATATGCAACGCATCACGGCGTCCATGCAGCCTCCCACGGTTGAGCTTCCCTCGGTCAACGTGCAGACACCAAAGCTCATGCCCAGGCAAGTGCCTTCTGCAGGTAACCCTTCGGCAAACAATGTCCGGCGCGAATCAGGTGGGAGCGATCAGGACAGCGCCATTTCCGGCATCAGGTTGAGGATCGCGGCCGAAGAAGATTTGATTGATCGCCTCAAGGAGCGAGGCACTGCGACAGACAGCAGGACGGAATCGGACCGGCTCGTCAAGAAGCTGGAAACGGAAATCAGTGAGGCAACCGATCAGCGCACCAAAGCCAATCTACAGGGACAACTGGTTGAAGCCCAGCGCTACCAAACAACCCAACAAGGTCGGATTGAGCTGGAAAAGCAAATCCAGGCTCAGGAAGAAGCTAGAAAGAGCTATCTCAAATATATCGACGATCTGAAAAAGTCAGCAAGTGCGATTGGCGATATGGCAGACAAGCAGGAAGCTGCCAACGCCAACTTTGGAAAGTCCAAGATAGCCATTGCCGAAATGGCGATGGAGAAAGCCCGGTCCGAAGCCAACAATGCCAGCGGAGTGCCCTGGAGACCTGAGGTCAGCGAAGGCTTGGCCAAGATTGCCGAGCAGCATGAGCGCTATGTGAAATCGCTGAAAGAAGGTGCATACATTGAGGCCAGCAGCAAGTATGCAGAGCAGCTGAAAGCCGCCAAAGAGGAATATGAACTGCAGCAGTACAGCATGTCGCTGCTGGGCGTGGAAGAAAGCCAGCGCCAGAAGTTGCTGGCTGTGCGCAAGGCAGAGCTGCAGCTGGCGCGAGAGATTGAACAGATCAAAAAGAGTTCTTACGATTCCAACAGCGAAAAGAACGCGACCAAAGAAGCTGATTTGATCGCCCAGGCGCGACTCACTGCAGAGACGAAGCTACAGACTGAGCTGGCGCGCATTCAGGACCAATACGTTACGCAGCAAGCGAGCAAGTATGGAGATGTCGTCCGCCAGGGATTCGCCGACTTTCTCAATAACGGTGCTCAGGGTTTGAAGAACTTGGGCAAGTCTTTGAAGACGACGGTACTGACTTCGATTTCGGATGCTTTGTACAAAGCATTCGCGCAGAAGTTTGTGATGAACATTGGCGCGAATATCACGGGGATGATTACTAGCGGAGTGGGGTGGCTTTCTGGCTTGTTTGGTGGAAGCTCGGGCCTTGGTGGTTCAGGCGATGGCGCCATGAGCTTGCTGAGCGGTGGGTCAAATGCTTATAGCCTCTATACCGGGGAAGGATTGCTGGGGCAGACTTCTCGCTATGTAGGCAGCATGCTTGGCTGGGGTAGTACTTCGACTTTTTCGGCACATACCATCAACTCAGCAAACGCAATAGGTATGGCCGGCGGTGACCCTCTTGGATTTCTGGCTACAAGCTCGGAGGCCGCGGGAGCTGGCGGATCTGGGGTGGGCAGTTGGTTTTCCGGCGGCGGTTGGGTGATGAGCATCCCAATCATCGCGGCTTACCTAGGCGGCATGTTTAAAGAAGAAAAGCAGGTCGGCAGCGGCCTGATGGGCGAGCTCGGTGGAGACATGTATGGCTACCAGCTGATGCGCGAGAGCGGCAGCTTGTTTGGAGGGCCCAAGTACCGGTATCTGGCGGCGGAGAAGGAGATCGAGAAGGCCAATGCGCAGATCGAAACGCTTCAAGGCCAGATCGCGGCGAACCCGGAGGCCAAGGAAAATGGCTACCGTGAGCGCCAGCTGCAGCAGCTGTATTCGCGCGTCGAGATGCTCCAGGAGAACTATGGCACGGCGATTGAAGGCTCCAAAGGCCCCATTAAGGTGCTGCAGGATGCCTTCAAGGACATGCGGGAGGATACGGCCAAAAAGGCCGATACCCTGGGCCTGAATGGAGACGCCATCCGTGCCATGAAGGTGGCGCTGGGGCTCGATGAGATCCATCCGGATACGGGTGGCAAGGGCTTGCAGTTGACGGGCCTGTCGCAGGAGGAAGCATCGGCCAAGATCCAGCAGGCGCTCGCGCAAGCCAATGAGGAGCTGGCACGCAGTGTGCTCGGCAGCTGGCAGGAGCAGACGCGCGAAGTGACCCGCATGGTATGGGACAACGTGCAAGTTGCTGGCGACAGTGACACCGAGCAATGGGCTCGTGTCGGCCGCCAGGTGACGGAGACGGTCACTGAGCAGATCTTCGTGATGAGCGAGTATGTGCGCACAGGTGAGAAGGCCGTGGATGCCTTGACCCGCATGTCCTCCAGCCTGGTGGGTGTCAATCAGATCTTTGAGCTGTTTGGCTCCACATTGCTCGAAGGCTCGCTTTCGGCAGGTGACTGGGCCAGCAAGCTGGTGGATGCAGTCGGCAGCATGGACGCGCTGACACAGGCTGCAAGCACTTATTACGATCTGTATTACAGCGATGACGAGAAACGTAGCCGTGCGAGCAAGGTGGCCAATGAAGGTATGGAAGAGCGCGGGCTGGATCTGCGTGTCGGCGATGTTGATGCGAAGAAGAAATACCGCGCCCTGGTAGACAAAGCCATCGCTGACAGGGACGAGGAGCTGCTCGCCTGGCTGTTGCAGTTTGCGGATGACTTTGCCAATGGAGTTGATGCCGTCGCTGCCAGCTTGGAAGACGGAACTAACGCGCTTGCCGCGAAGCTGCAAGAGATTCAGCAGATCCGTGAGGAGACGCTGTCGACGTTGGGGCTGTCCATGGATGGCCTGGTTGATGGATTCATCAATGAGATCAACGAGGGACGGGGCGCAGAAGCAGGAAGCTGGTTGGCCAACCAAATCTCTGCAGGCTTTGAACAGGCCGTGTACGAACAGGCGATCAACACCATTCTGTCGTCCATGATCGATGGGATGATCACGCCGATGCTGACAGCGGCTCTCACTGGAGCCAATATGGCGGATGCGGTAAGCGGTGCAGCCATAGACAACATGATTTCCAATGCCAATGCGGCGATCCAGGCGTTGAACACGTTGCTCACCAGCACCGAGTTCGTGGAGGGCATGGAGAAGCTCAAGGTCTCGGTCAAATCGTTGGGCAACTCGATTGGCGTGAGCGTTCCCAAGATGCGCAGCTACCAGGGAGGCGTATCCAATCTGGGTAGCTCATACGACTCGTCAGCCAAGGCTGCTAACTCCGCGGCTGATGCTGCCAAGAAGCTGGCTGACCAGTGGTCCAAAACCATTGACGCCATGGCCAATGAAATGAAGCGGCTGCGCGGGCAGTTGCTGGGCTCTGGCCCGGACCAGGGAGCGGCTTACTACGAGTCTCTTTTTGCCATCAAGACGGCCCAGGCCCGATCTGGCAATCAGGACGCGGCTGACGAGCTGCCCTCGATCATCCAGGCACTGGAAGCGCTTGCAAAAGCCAGTGCAACGTCCCAGGCCGATGTCTTGCTCAAGCAGTCCGCCTGGCTGGCATCGCTGGCGGACACGAGAAACTTCCTCGCCCATAAATACGGCGTCGATATCGGCGATGTGAAAACCGCAGAGGTGGGCGCTGCCACTGCCGGGCGTGTGGTTCAGGCGAGTGGCAACACCGCTTTGCTGAGCGCGCTGCAGGCATCGAGTGACAACCCGGTACTGGTGGCGGAAGTGCGGGCCCTGCGCTTGTCGCTGGACAACCATGACGCCAACCGCAAGGCCGAGGCGACGGTGGTCGTGCCTGCGGTGCAGCAACTCAACAAGACGCTGCGCATGTGGGACGCCGATGGAATGCCTGCAACGCGAAAACAGGAGGAAAACGCATGACAGGATTGAGAACCGTCAGCCCGCTGGAGATCAGCGATGGCGTGATCGTTGCGCAGCCGCCTGTGGAGGACACGGCGGCTGTCTGGGTGGCGGGGGCCTGGCCCAGAGGGGCCAGGGTGCGCTACCAGCACCTCGTCTACCAGGCGGGTGCCGATGTCAACGACAGCATTCCGCCGCCGGACAACCCAACGCTCTGGATCAAGGTCGGGCCCACCAATACGTGGGCCCTTTTTAATGGACGCACGTCGCAGAGCTCCAAGTTCAATGCGACGGCATCCTACCGGTTCCGATTTGGACGCGCGGTGGATGCGGTGTGTGCCATAGGTATGGCCGACGTGCATTCCGTGCGGGTGCGTGTGTTGGACCCGACTTACGGCACTGTCTATGACAAGGCGCTCACGGTCGGCCTTGCGCCAGAGACTGCCGATTGGTGGGAATGGCACTTTGGCGAGTGGACGCCAACAGGTGTGCTGGGGCTCTTTACCGGGCTGCCGGCATTCCCGCAAGCGGATGTGCTGGTGGACTTCGTCGGTACGACCGGCATGGAGGTCGGGAACCTGATTCTGGGCAATGCCAAGGAGTGGGGCCTGGGTGTCGAGATCGGTGCCTCGGTGGGCATCCAGGACTTTTCCCGCAAGGAGCTCGATGAGTTCGGCAACCGCGTGCTGGTTGAGCGCACCTACATCGGATGGGCAGATATGTCCGTGCCCATCCGGCGCACGGAAATCATGGCCATCAAAAACTATATGACCAAAAACCGGGCCAAGCCCATCCTGTTTCTCGGCTCTCAAGACATTGAGGCCCTGAACGTGTTTGGGATTGCCAAGGATTGGTCCGTCGCGATCGAGTACCACGACTACTCGATGTTTGCAATTCAACTTGAGGAGGTGTGATGCCTTTAGTCGTTCCAACCCCCATTCCCGCCTATCCCCCTGCGCCGCAGCCCACGGATGACCGTGTCAGCTTCAGCACCAAGGCCTTTGCGCTGGCGGCTTCTTATGAGCCGCAGCGGGTGGCGTTTAATACCGCAATCAGCCAGGTCTTTACTAATTCTGAATGGGCGCAGGCCAATGCTCTGCACGCTGAAAATGCGGCCACTGCATCTGGGCAATCGGCTGCCGCAGCCAATGCCAGTCACCTGGCTGCAGACATAGCCGTTAAAGATGTTCGCGATGCGATGGAGGCTATCCAGGAAGGGCCCGTTGCCTCTGTCATGGGCCGCTCTGGGGTAGTCACTGGTTTGGTCGAGGCCGCAATAGGCGCTCCGCTCGACAAGTCGCATCTGATGGCGAATGCGCCAATTGGCCAGTGGGTGGCATATAGCGACAACCCCGGCTCTGGTGCAGACTGGCCGCCAGGACACCCGATAGTCAACTGGTGGAATGTGTTTACATACGGCTCGGCTAGGGAAGTCGGTCGAGTAACACAGCGTGCCTCGCAGACGCTACCCACCGGCTATCAAGGATGGATCTTCGAGCGACAGCTTTACGATGCAACGTGGGGGCCGTGGCAGCGAATTCTAGGCGCGGGTTCACTCATCGAAAACTGGTCGATTGCACCCATCACCGCCGGCGCATGCACTGTTGACCCTGAAATCGCAACCATCTGGTGGCTTGAGCCAGCCTCAAATTTGTCGATTAATGTTCGCTCGCCGCGCGGCCCTGGCGATCAGTTAACGCTGCGCCTGATGCAGCGCGGAAACTGGGCCTTTAGCTTCACCAGTAATAACGTCAAATTGCCCATTGGTACGCCGGGGCTGCAGCTGGGTGTCAATGAACTTTTGACGGTGACATTGATTGGAGAGTTTGGGGGGAACAATATGTGGAACCTGTTCGTTGGTGGAAAGCACACAGCATGATTGCCGGACGCATCATCACGTGCGGGGGAGGTGTTTCCATCACCATCGGTGCGACTATTCGCAGTCCCGATATAGCTGCCCTGGCCCGCGCGCGAGGGTGGAATGGCTATAGCCCGATCATTTGCACGATCAATTCAGGGGTCGATATTGCCACCCTCAGCATTTCGGGGATTCCCCACGATTGCCTAACGATCATCAACCGGGGCCGCGTTGGTGGCGTCCTCAACGGCGGCACCGCCCTTTACACACGCACTCGCATTCGCATCGACAACACCAGCGGAACGGTATTTGGGGGAGGTGGGCTTGGCGGTGGCGGCGGGTCATACCTTATTCAAAACCCCAATTCTTCGAGCTATCGGGCATCGGGCAATGGCGGCTCGGGTGGCAACGGCGCCGGGTTCAGTTCTTCGGGTGTGGTGACCATGAGCAACGCGCAATCGGGGTTCAGTGGCAGCTCACAACAGTTAGGCGGGCCATCAACAGGCTCGCTGGGTGTTTCTTACGGCGGCAGAGGCGGATATGGCGGCTCCATCGGTCAGGCAGGGTCCATTGGCTCTGATGGCAGTGCGAGCGGGAACTACACCTTGATTCAGGTCTACCAGCCCAGCCGGGGACAACCCGCAGGCCTTTACGTTGACGGAGCGAGCTTCGTCACCTGGATCGTTGAAGGCATCCGTCTGGGTAACGCAGCAAATTGAGGATCGACATGTATATCGACACAACTACCAATGAATGGGGCCTGACCCCAGCTGCAATCATGCAGCGTCACCCTTTAACAGTTTTCCCTGATCCATTTTCCCCTCTTGAGCAATACGCGCAGGTGGCGGATCAACCCCAGCCATTTTTTGACGCAGCGACTCACAAGGCAGTGGAGCAGCAGCCTTTGTGGAGTGAGCGCGGCTATCTGCAACAGTGGCACGTCGTGCCGCTGAATGAAAAGGAGCTTGCACATCTTCAGGCCGAGCGCCTGGCTGCTGAGCAGACCGCATTAGATTCAAATCGGATAACGATTTCGCGCACCCAAGGTTTGATCTATATCTATCGCATGTTGCGGGTGACTGAGGCGGATATAGAAATTCAGATGGAGTCGTTGGAAGACGAAGACACCAGGTACGAGGCTACCTTGTACTTTCGCTCTGCAACTTGGGATAGCGACAACCAATATGTACTTGCCTTTGGTGCTTGCATTGGTTGGGATACGCCTGCCAAGGTGGAGCATGCTTTCCGCGCCGCAAGGGGGCTGTAGTGGCTGGTGTTACAGCCGAAACGGCCCCCCAGAAGCGTTCTTATTTTTGAGGTTCATGTGGAGTGAACAGACCCGCAATCGTCAAGTAGCTCGACAACGACTGTGCAAGGCGTTGATGGCATTGGGTGCTGAACCCGACCTCATGCCAAGGTGCACCGGTTTGCCGCATCGCTAGGCTGGGCTGCCGTACCCATCTCCTATGCCATCTGACCTCTTAGGAGCCTAATACGAAAAGAATATGACAATCCAAGAACTCCTCTGCAAAATCCTGCGCAAATTTTGCGTTCGTTGCTGTCCCTTGTCGGTAGAACTGAACGGGGACAGTATTTTGTTTGGCTGGGGCTGCGACAGCACGCCAGCAATGCAGATGCGCGCGCAGCGCCCTCGATGGACGCTGACGGACCGCAATGCCTGTGGTCTGCGGATGGCGGACTTCATGCAGGGCTACCAGGAGCCATTTCCTGGTGCGCCACCCGACATGTATCCCGCAGGTCCGCAGCCCGCATTCAAAGATGCCCTGCACCAGGCTCAGGTGATAGTGCTTGGTCTGGGCCTGAACGACTCCTACGGCTATCTGTCGCCGGAGGCCTACCGGCAGCAACTGCTGGATGCGCTGGCGGTCATTCGCAGTGCGGGCGCCGTCCCGGTGTTCACCGGCCTTGTGCCCATCCCCAGTGGCTACTACGACCCTGGGCAAGATGCCAATCTTCTGGCCTTTCAGCAAGTGATGCGCGATGTCGCGGAATCGCAGGGTGTCATCCATGCTGATTGGGACGAGGAGTACCAAGGCGAAGGGGACCTGCAGGACGACCATATCCATCGCAGCCAGAACGCGACGGACCGACTGACGGCCCGCTTGATCGCAGCCATTGACCGCGCGGCAAAGCGCGTCTGACCTGGCTGCACAACCCATGACCCGCTTCGGCGGGTCTTTTTATTTCTAGGAGGCCTGATGCAAAGCACAGACATCAGCATGCCGATGGCCAAGGCGACCAGTGCGGTCACGTTGGCCACCGCAGCACAAACGGACATGGCGGACAAGCTGGTTCAGGCCGCCACTGTCAACACCAGTGCCCAGACCTGGCACTGGGTCAATGCAATACCCTGGGGCGCGATCGCCTCGATCGTGGCGGCGCTCTACACCTCGCTGTTGATCTGCGAGTGGTTCTGGAAAAAGCTCTGGCGCCCGGCTTTCGAGCGCTGGGGGTGGCTGGCGCCGCGCAAGCCCTTGGTGACCATGACCCTCGACGACTTCCAGCACCTGAGTGATACACCAAGGATGGAGCCATGAGCCGGGTGCCCCATGCGCTGCGCACCGGCTTGATGGCCTTGGCTGTGCTGCTGGCAGGTGGAGGCGGTTATGTGGTGGCTGAGCGCGACCAAGTAGCCGCCCAGACGATGGCTGCGCAAAGCCCCTATATCCAGGCCGTGGCGGCCGACACGGGCACCTCGGATGCCACCAAGATTGCTCTGGTCATGGGCAGTTTTTACGAAAGCAGTTACCGCCATATCGGCAAGCCGTATGTGGACCGGCTGGGCAAGGGGGCGCCGCTGACGGTCTGCAATGGCCTCACCGGGCCCGATGTGGTGGCCGGGCGCTATTACTCACCGGTGGACTGCTATGGACTGGAAAAAAACCGCTACCTGGCATCAGAAGCCGCTGCAAAGCGGCTTTTTCGCTTTTGGGACCGGTACACGGTGCTGCAGCAAGCGGTGTTTATCGACTTCATCCACAACAAGGGCGAGGCCGCGTTGGAGGGATCGACCTTGCTGCGTAAGGCCAATGCCGGTGATGTGGCCGGTGCCTGCCGAGAAAACCTGCGCTGGAACCGCGGCACGGTCCATGGCGTGTCGGTAGTGCTGCCTGGCCTGCAAAGCCGCGGCAATGCCAACGGCGAGATCTGCGAGGAGGGCTTATGACCTTGCAGATCAAGCTGTTGCTGGCGGCCATCATGGCCGCGCTGGCCTTTTCGACAGGCTGGATCGCCAAAGGCTGGCAGACAAGCGCCCGCATTGCCGAGCTGCGTGCAGACCATATGCGAGCGCTGGCGGCGCGGGCCGAGGCTGCACGCAAAGACGAAGCCCATACCGCCCAACTGGAGAGCAAACATGCCCAAGATACGATTTACAACGCCGACCAGCTGGCAGCCTTCAAGACTGGCATTGATGTGGATGTGCGCGCTGAGCTTGCCCGCGCTGAGCGCCTGCACCGCGACACCGACAGCCGAGCCGCCACTTATCGTGCGCAAGCCCAGGCCGACGCCGCTGCCCGCAGCGATCTTGCAGATAAAGCGGCAGCCCTCGACCGACAGCTTGCACAAGGCCTCGGCGTGGTCGCAGAACTCGGAGGCCATCTTAGGCGACGTGATGCGGAAGTAGCTGCACTGTGCAGTCAGGTGAATACAGAGCGCCGGCTGGGAGGCGACGATACCGACAAAGCCTGCGCTGCCCCTTGATCCCTCAGGCAAAGAGCCTCTCTGGCGCCATCGGCTGCCGGGGAGGCTCTTTTTTGCGTTGAAGGGGCGCAAAGATTGATGCCCAAACTGATTCGGAGGGGGAAGAGCGGGTTCCGTTGGTGCCGTGTCAAGGCTGCGGCTGACCGCACCCCCCAACACCAACGTAACAAGGGGCTTGCCCTCTGGTTAGAATGTCGGCTGCTATAGTTTTTATACAAGCGCAACCTGTTTCAACCGCGAACGCCTAGCCATGCAGCACTCCACACCAGACAAAGAAAAAGCCGCTAAGTTGTTTAAACTTAACGGCTTTGAGTGTG